TTCTAAATTTGATGCGTGAGAAGCAAAACCGTTGAAATCACGTCGCCCTATTCCGGCAATTCCATGGAAATCGATCGCATCAGCCCGAAAGTGTGATTCTGATTCTAATTTGAACTAAATCAATTTCGAAACTCTGCTATCTACTATTTGAGCGACGTCAACCCTTCCGGTTATCGGCGCCAGCTAACGCTTTTCGTTTCCGGATTCAGGATTGGCGTTTGAATCCCTCACCGTATCGTTTTCTTATTCTATCAGCCTTCTCTTCATTGAGTCTTAGGACGATTCTTTCCAGGTCGTTCCTTGACTTATTGTCAGCCCGAACCCAAAGAACATTGAGGATTGAACCACGTTCCTCGAAGTCGCCCCAGCGAGAGTCATTCTGACGTGTAGGATTGAACCGAACTCTCTTGCCACAACCTCTGCACATTGTATCAATTTGCTTTGGGATTCTGTCCCGCCTAAAGCCTCCGTATTTACTCCGGTAGGATATGTAGACGTTTGCAGTTTGGCAACGTCCTAGGCTCTGTCTATTCCCTTCTCTGTCCGTATGAATCCAATATCCTCGCATGGGATATGCGAACTCAACCCCCTCCATAAACAATGCTGACTACTACTACCGGAACCCCCCCAAAGATTAGGTTCACCATCATCATAGGAAATCCCTAATTTCCTAACCCAACCAAACCCAACTCCCGTGACGTGAGGAGAGTAGAGGTAGCCTATAATTTACGACGGTTGAGGGTGGGTGTTGGGTGGCTTCGCCACAAAGATAGCCGTGAGGCCACGATGAGAGCGTCAACACCCCCAAAGCGGATTGATGGGTTCAATAGTGGGGGGTGAAACGGGACCACATGGCAAAAACCTCTGACGTTTTCTACCTGCGAACAACCAAGGACTTAGGAAACACGAACACATATCACGAAAAAGAACTAGATTTAGGGGCCTTTGTGGACCCACTTGGTGCCTCTGTATTGCGCCTCCATTCTGTATCTATTGTCTACTCTGATAACACTGGTAGGTCAACCGTCCTGGCTGGTAATGAATCAGGCTCAATTCAATGGCAATTGTCTACCCAAAATCAGACAGACATAGTCCTCGCCTCCGACCGTTCAATAGTGTCCTCAGGCCGACTCCTAGCATTCAATGACCAAGGCACAACCAAAATCCCTTCATGGGTAGGTGATTCAGTGGACCTCTCCCCTCAACAATTTGCTAATGGCTACCTAATTGGCACTGACACTCTCTACTTTGGTGGTGCCGCTACTACAACATGGATAGGCGACCAATACGTCACGATTGTATTGGAATGCACAACTGAAAAACTCAACAAAGAATCGGCAGTAGCATTGGCACTATCACAGCAATAGGTAGGGTGCTAAGTTTGGCATGTCCTACCTGCATTTTGCTCAAGGCCGCATTGGACTCATTGGGAGTCGGTTCTAGTCAAGAGATTACCACTGCATTGACTCCGGCATTGGTGGCAGTAGAAAAGAAAGTCAAAGGGAAAGTGTCACGCTACAATCGTGAATACAAAAAGCAATTTGCCTCACTGAAAAAGAAGCACCCACGGACGTCCTTTCACACTCTAGTCAAGAGAGCCCATCGTAAGACAAAGGGGGCTCTTAGATGACCCGTGCGTCCGATGATAGGGCATTGAAACGCCTACGAACCATCAGGGGCACAATTACCCTTGGTCAACAAACCCTCTACAATGTTGGCCAACCAATTGCCGAACCGATACGCATTATTTTGAACAACGGTGACATCACCAGGAACTTCCGAATCGTATCCTTCAAGATATTCCCGAACATGCATTGGCGTAGTAGTAATGTAGGTCTATGGAATACGGGTGTGGGAAATAACATCACAACTTGTCTGACACTCTGTCTCAATGAAGAGAACGCACGTTATTGGGGTGAGTTTGAACGCATTGGTCAAATTGGTTGGGCAGTGGCTCACGGGCAAGATAGACCCCGGGAGCATTTTGCACACTTGGATATGAATCATGTAATCGTAGAGGACTTATTCATTGGATTCTATGCCTCGGATTTTGGTAGTGGTGGTCACCAAGTTCTCAACGTGGATATCAACTATGAAATTGTAATCGAAGCCGTGGATAGTGACCGACACACCGGTCTTCTAAATTTGATGCGTGAGAAGCAAAACCGTTGAAATCACGTCGCCCTATTCCGGCAATTCCATGGAAATCGATCGCATCAGCCCGAAAGTGTGATTCTGATTCTAATTTGAACTAAATCAATTTCGAAACTCTGCTATCTAC